GGACCGTGAGCGGCAGGGTTCCAGGCGTGATCATTCGGCCCCTCGCGTGGCTTGTTTCATGGCGGATTGTCTCGCTGGTGGAGGGCTGGGCGGGCTGCTATTCGAGAGCGGTCAGAGACACGCCCTCAAGGCCGGAGGCTGGGGAACCGGAGGCGATGTCAACGATGACGCCGCCCGAGATTTTCATGGTTCCGTCGTTGATCCGGGCGCCGGTGTCGTTCTCGATCACGACCACGGAGCCGCCGGGCGGCGTGTTGAGCACGGCGTCCGCGGCAGACATCCGCACCACGGCGAGGATCGTTTCCCCGTCGCTGTCGACCAGAAGGTGCCGGGCTGTGCTCATCGCTTGAACTCCCGGATTTTCATGGTCCGGTTGCTATGGTCCCATTGAATAAAGTCGCCGGGGCTTCCAATGAGGAAGTCATGGTAGACGCGCACCAGATAGGTCACCGAGCCGGCCGGTGGCGTATCGGTGAAGCTGATCACCTGCCAGCCAAAAACGTGCCCGTCTCCGCTGATGGCCTGTGCGGGGACGGTGGACAAGAACGGGTCCGCCCCGGAGCGTTCGACCACGACATTCAGGTCGTAGGAATCTTGGTCGTGCTGGGCTTTCAAATAGAAGCTGGAGTCAACCTCGACTTGCGCTCCCGTCGCCGTGAACGTCACGGAAAATACCGTGTGTCGCGTCGTCATCGGGCCAGATGCGACCTTGGACGCGCTTGCCGCGCTGTCGTACCGTGTAGGCTTGGTGACGGCCTCAACGGCAATCTCCGGCGTGTCGACGGTGCTCAGAACGGCCAGCGCCCCGGCAAGCGCTCCGCCGGGCGTTCTCAGCAGATCAGAAGCGTTCGCCGTAGCGAGAGGCAGGGCGGTTTGCAGGAGCCCGGACGCATCCAGAGCGGCTGAAACCCTGCCGTCTGTCAGCTCAAGGGGGCGATTGTCGACCGTGGCTGTCCAGTCGACGCTATCCAGAACGGCGAGGGCACCGGCGTCAACGAAGGTCGAGGCCTTGACCGGCGCGACCGTGACCGGCGCCAGAATTGTCCGGGTCGAGGTCCGCCGTCCCTGGCGGTACGAAACCGCCGTCTCCCAAACCCCTTGGGCCAGTCCGGCGATGCGCTTCAACTCGACGGCTGGCGTCTCGGTTCCGGCCGGAGACCAGTCGGTATCTCCGTCGCGCCGGTATTCGAAAATCACCTGATCGACGACGTCGTTGTCCACCGCGCCCGACAGGACAACAGTCGGCAGGATCGAGCCGTCGTCGCCCGTGAAGGTCCCCGCCGCCGGCGTCCAGTCACCCACGCCGGGCGGTGTCACGGTCGGATCGTTCGGGGTCCACGTCGTGTCGTCGGGAGCGGTAGGGGTCAGCGCCAGAGCGTCGTACTTGGCGTCGGTCTCGGAGACGAACGACACCCGGACAATGCCCGTCGAGGGGTCATAGTCGGTGTTCAGGCAGAGGCATTTCTGGCCGTCCAGCACGAAGCCGGGCTCGGTGATGGTGAAGGCGTCGCCCGGCCGGATGCGCTGAAGGTGCGGCTTGAGCGGGATCACCCCGGCCAGAGGCTCGCGCGTGTTCTCGATCTGGAGCGCCGCCAGTTGCCCGGCCTGCGTCGGATTGTTGACGAACGGGAAGTCGAGCCCCCGCGTCCGCTTGCCCTCAGCGGTGACCGCCGTGGCGTTCTTGATCTCCGGCTGGGCCGTCATCTGCCAGCGATGCAGCGGGCTCCAATGGCGCGGCCGGATCGTGTTGACCCGGTCGATCCGGCTGGCTGCGGTGTCGAGCTCAATCGGCCCGGCCGTGTCGGTGACCGAGACGGTGACAAGGCTGGTGCGCGGCGCCGCCCGCTGGATGCAGCTGATCTTGCCCGCCCGCTGCGCATAGACGCAGCCGCCGGCCTGAAGGAAGGCCGTCAGGACCTGATGCTTGTCGTCGTCGGTGTTCGGATAGGCCGAGCAGGTCCAGCCGTTGTCGTCCGCGATGTTGGCCGCGGCGATGAAGGTCGGAACGTCGATGCCCGACAGCTTCGCCCCGATGCCGCCGACCTGATAGTCGACCTGCGGGGCTCCCATGCCCGTTGCGCCCTCCCACAGGCCCAGCGACCACTTCAGCGCCCACAGGATCGGGTTGTCGGAATAGACCCAGGTCGAGGGATCATCGAGACGGCAGAGGCCAGACCCGCCCGGCCATGTGCTGTCAAGCCGAGGGTCCCAGACCTTCAGGCCGCGGAACACCACCAGCGGCTTGATCTCGCCGGTAGGGAAGGCGGTCTGTTTGCTGTTCTCCCCCATGACGACCAGATAACTGGCCTTGCCGGAGAGCTTGTGGGCCGAGGTCCAGCCGGGCAGGACGACGCTGTTCTTGAGGCCGGTCGGGGAAACCAGCGCCGTGTCAGGCTGTGCCCCGAGCTTGGACTTGAACCACAGCTCGTTCGCGTACTGGCTGGTTGTGGCCTTGCCGTTTCCGTCGAAGGTGACCGCTTCATCGTCGGCCGCGAAGCTGACGATGCTGTCGATCGGACCGGCCCCGGAAAGCACCGAGACCACGCCGTAATACATCAGGTCCGGGCCGAAGGTGTCGCGGTGGACGACCGCTCCGGCGACGCCGACCTCACCGGCCGCGAACGGGATCGGGCCGTCCGGGTCAATCGACCATTCGAACGTCCGTCCGGCCTGCCCGACTTGCGGCTGCAGAACCGACATCGCCGCCGTGATCAGCGCATTCTGAAGCGCATTGAAGGCGATCGTCTTCAGGCTGGCCATCGCACCGGCCTGCGCCGTGGCGGCCGGAGCCGTGGCCGCGACGACTTTGACCGCGGTCGCGGCGGCGGCGAGGATCGATGGCAAGTCAGACCCTCCAGGCGCAGACGAAGATGTGAGGGATCATCGGCTCGATCAGGCCGGTCGCGGGGTTGAGGCCCAGCACGCGGCCATTATCCAGCGCCACCGACAGGGAGCAGCCGAAGCCCTCGGCATCGGTCGGCATGGCGATCAGGTCACCGGGCAGGGCGGCGGCCGGGGCGATGCGCTCCAGCCCCATGGCGTCCACCAACTCGACCAGCGAGCCGAAGCCCTTGGCCTCGATGTAGCGGACGGCCGAGCTCCACGACTTGCCGCGCCACCCGTTGAGCAGTTTGGCCTCGCGCCCCATCCCGTGCAGGACGTGCGCGGCCAGCTTGCCGCAGTCCCGGACGCCTGGCTCGAAGGGCTTGTCGGCGAACCGGTCCATGCAGGCCTGCACGGCCTTCTGGCGCTGTCGAAGCGTTCCCATCAGCCTTGATCCCGCCAAGGGGTGAGCGAGCGCAGGAACCGCTTGAACACGCCCGGGTTCTCCGGCCGGGACCGCCATTCCTTCTTGCGGGTCACGCCGTCCACGAAGATCAGGCCGAGCTCAACGGACGGGCCAGCCCAGATCAGCGAGTGGAAGGAGTGGTTGAGCCGCCAGTCCGCGTTCGGCTCAAGCTGGCGCTCGGCCTGCGTCCCGCACTCCATCGTCAGGGCCCAACTATCCCCAACCGTCATCCGGGCCCGGTCGAACTCGCCGTCGAACTTCAGTTCCGGCTCACCGGCCAGCGCCCCGGTCGCGCGGGTGATCGCGCCTTCCCACCACTGGACCCGGACGCCCTGCAGGGTCGGGGACTTCAGCGCCGTGACTGCGGCCTCAGAGGCCGGCAGGATGACGATGTCGACCCGCGTCGTCTGCGCCTCGGCTCCGTCCTTGATCGAAGGCACGGACCCGAGGATGCCATAGGCCGGATGCCGGCCCAGATAGGTCTCGTCGCCTTCCCCGTCTCCGGCGTCGAAGACCACGAACCCGCCATCTGTCAGGCACAGCGCGCCGCCCGGCAGATCGAACCGGACCAGCGTGGCCTTCGTCGGGGCCGGAGCCTGAAGGGCCGTGACCAGAGCGGAGTCCACTATTCGCGCTCCCGAACCGTGAACTGCAGCCCGACCAGACGATCAGGCCCGACGACGTATTCGCCCAGGTCCCGCACGAAGCCCTCGATCATGGGCTCCGCCAGCTTCACCACGTCGTTGTCGGCCGGCGGGCGGCGAAGCATGGTCCGCAGCGTGATCGTGGCCGCACCCAGGGACGACGCCACAACCTCGGCCGCCGTCCGATAGAGGAAGTGCTGGCCGCCGGTCACGACGTTGAGGAACTGGCCCTTGCGGATGACGTGGTGCGGCGTCAGGCCGTCCACGATCAGCGAGGTCCCGGCCTGCGAGGCTCCGTTGACCAGCGGCGTCCCCGGCGCTCCGGTGTCGAAGCCCGGCTGGAAGACCCGCATCAGGACGGTGTCGCCCTCGCACATCAGGTCGTCCCAATCCATGGACGTCAGATAGGTCATCGCCGGCATCTGGAAGGTCAGGGCGTAGCGCCCGCCCTTGCGCCGGATCTCCTGCTCATCGCCTCCGAAGGCGGGGGACAGGATGTTTCGAGCCGAGATGAGCGCGATCCCCATGCCGGCCGGCGAGGGGTCGGTCGGAAGCGTCAGAATGCTCATCGGGCGCTGCTCAGGCCGTAGCGGCGGCCCTTGGCCATGTCGGCGGGGACTTGCCCGCGCGCTCCGGTGAAGGCCGCTTCGCTGTTCTCAACCGCGATCGGGCCGGCGATGCCCTCGACCCGGGCTTGAAACAGGCCGCCCTCATCGACGATCAGCTTGACGACCGGCTGGCGCTGCGCCGTTCCGCCGGCTCCTCCGGCCATGCCGCCGTTCGGGAAGACGTGGCCGTCCTTCGGCATGTAGATGTTTTCCGGCCCGTGCTCTCCGGCGCGAATCCAGGTCCCGCCCATGGCCCGGCCGCCACCGGCCTTCCCGCCGCCGAAGGTGGACCCGACGAAGTTGAGGGCCGCGCTCATCCAGTTTCCGGCGCCGCCGCCATTCTGTGACCCCATGCTCTTGGCGGCCTGGCTCAGGAGGTCGAAGAGATCATCGGCCAGGTTGTTGAGCATCCTGTCGGTGAAGCGGTCGGCCATGCTCTCGAAGAAGGACCCGAGGTCGCCGTCGATCGCGGCGCCGACGCCGTCGGTGAAGGCTCGGCGGAACTCATCGCGCATCCCGCCGATCCGTTCGGCTGCGTCACGGGCGGCGCTCGTCCCCTCGGCCTGCGTCCGGGCGGCTTCGGCGGTCAGGCCGGGCGTCAGGCGCATCAGGTCGACGATGCGGCGGCGGATTTCTTCCTCGCGAAGAAGGTCCCTGAGCAGGCCTTCATCACCCGACAGGCGGGCCAGTTCGATCTGGTCCGAAAGCTGCATCCCGAGCAGTTCGTTGGACCGCTCCTGCGCCCGGCCGATCTCCTCCCAGAACTCGAGCGACTTGCGCTCCCATTCCGCCATCTGCTCGCGCTTGATCGTGGCCTGATTGATCGCCTCGACCTGGGCGAGAGCGCGGGCCTCGGCGTCGTCATAGCCGGCGCGCTCGTAGTCGGCGGTCAGGCGGACGACGTTCTGGCGCTCTTCAGCGGCGCGAATGGCCGCGTCGTCTCCGGATGCGCGGGCCACATCGAGGGCGGCTTGCAGGGCCAAGGCCTCGCGCATGGCGGCGATTTCAGCCTGCGTCGGCCCCGTAGCGCCGCGCCCGCCACGCGCGCCTCCGGCTCCGGTGCGCAGGTTGGTCGGAAGACCGAACCCGCCGACGACCGACGCCTCCTCATTGCGGCCGGCGCTGATCCCGGCGTCCCGGGCCTGCCCCGAAACGGCGGCGGCGGCGGAGCCCTCCAGTTGGGCGTTGCGCTCACTCCTGACCCGATAGAGCTCCTGAAGGCTGCGCTCCAGTCCCGGACGGCTTCGGGGGGAGGCGCGTTCGACCTCGCTCTGGCGGCTCCGGATCAGGGCGTCGAGGTCGAGGGGCCCTGTGTCGCCCTTCTGCGTGATGGTTCCAATGACCGCAGCAGCGGGCAAGAGAACACCGCCAGCCGCCGCGGCGGCTCCGACTCCCGCGCCTCCTCCAGTGACCGCTCCCGCGGCTCCGGCCGCAATCAGGGCGGCCCGGGTAGCCCGTGCAAGGCTGATCACCTTCATCAGATTGGCCAGCAGGCCCGCGATGGGGCCGCCGGCCGCGATCAGGGCGAGGAAGGCCAGGCCGGCGACCTGAACGCCGCCAGGAAGGTCGTTGAAGGCCTTGAGGACGTCCGTCGCGGCGCCGAAGACCCGGACCATGACTGGAAGAAGCTCTGTTCCGAGGTCGCGGGCGGCCTTGTTGAACTCGGCCGTCATCCGTTTCGTGGTGTTGGCGGCGGAGTCGGCGGTCCGGGCCGCATCTCCTTGAGCGACCGACAGCCCCTCGATGATCAGGTTGGCCCGGGCGATGGACTTGGCCGCCTCGCTGGCCTCCGAGGCGTTGCCCTTGAAGCCCAGCCGCAGCAGTTCGGCCTCGACGGCCGCCTGCGAGATCACGACACCGAAGGCCTTGAGGGGCTCGGTCTCGCCCGTCAGGCCGGAGATGATCTTCTGGAGCGCCTCAGCGTCGGAGGTGTTGAACAGCGAGCCGGCGTCGACACCCGACTCGGTCAGGGCCTTGACCATCTCGGCGGCGGTCTCGGCAGCGACCCCGGTGCCGGTCAGGACCAGCTGCAGGCGGGTCATCTGCTCGCGAAGGACAACGGCATCCCGCCCGACCTTGTCCGACAGAACGTCGGAGAAGCTGCGGGCGTCAGCCTCAGCGGACCCGAACGCGACCTTGAAGGCGCTCTCGATCTCGCCGGCATCGGACGCCAGCTTGAGCGAATAGGCCGTGATGGCCGCGAACGCGATCTGGGCGGTGCGCGAGACGCCCATCAAGCTCTGGCCGATGTCGGCCCCAAGGTCGCGGTATCGGCCCTTCAGGTCCTTGGCCACGCGCTGGGCGGCGTCCCGAACCTCCCGCTCCGTGTAGTCGGAGGCGTTGCGGATGACCCGCATCGACCGTTCGAACTCGTCCTGTCCGGCGTCGGAAAACGCCCGCTTCAGTTCGCGCTGGGCATCCTTGGCGGCGCCCTCGACCCGCTTGAGATCGGCCTTCGCCTCCCGCTCCGCCCGGGCCATGTCGGCCTTCAGCTGTCGCGTGGTGGCGCGGATTTCGATCTCGGCGGCGCCGATCACGTCAGCCATCGGCCGCCTCCAACGAAAAGGGCGACCCCGAAGGATCGCCCGTTCAACATTCCGAAGAGAGCCGCGACAGCCTAAGCCGCCGTCAGTCCCCCGGTTTCTTCACCACTGCGAGGATCAGCCGCAGAATGCTCTCGGCCACGGCGGCCAGCGCCCAGAGGGCGAGGACGCCGAGTATTCCGATGATGAGCCATGCGATCATGCCGCGACGCTACTCTGGCGCTGCAGGATCCTCAACGTCTTCGACTGCGAGGCCGTGCATCATTCCGAACGACGCGATCAGGGCGTCGCCGTCGTCCGCCTCGCCCGGAGCCGAGGGGTTGAGATAGTGCGGCAGGCTGGAAAGGCGCTCTTCGCGGGCGAACCGCTCAGCCCACCATCCGCTTGCCGTCGCCAGTTCGAATGCCCGCTTGCCTCGCGCCCGGATGGCGAGATGGGTCAGGTAGGGCGTCTGGTCCCAGAACTCGGCTTCCGTCAGTCCCGCCGCCAGAGCCGCCCCCAGAGCGTCTTCAACGACGTCCAGAGGCGGCTCAGAGGGTTTGCGTCACGCTCAACCCCGGAAGGCCGGCGGGCGGCGGCGGTCCAGGCCTTGATGACCGCCACATAGCCCTCGGTGAAGGGCAGGGCGTCGTCGGCAAGAAGGGCGGGGGCCTTGATCTCTCCGGCCGAGGCCGCCTCGAGCAGGGCGGCCAGCGCCGCCATGTCCCCGGGCTGGCCAGAGCCTGCCTTTTCGATCAGTTCGGCCACGCCGGCCCGGCCGAGGCTGTCGATCGCGGCCCATGTGAACCGGATCGGGACCGTCCGGCCGCCGTAGGGCAGTTGGACGATCCCTCGCCGTTCGGTGCTCATCAGCTGATGGTCGCGCGGACCGGCGCCGAGACCGGCAGGATCGAGACGTCGCTGGTCAGTTTGCCGTCAACGGCGTGGCTCTCACCGATGACGACCCGGCCCACGAAGGTGACGCCCTTGGTCTTGGCGGCGAGCCGGACGGTGACGTTCGTTCCGGCCGCAGCAGCGGTGAACAGCAGTTCCTGGGTGGCGTTGGCCGGGTCGAGGTGCATCTGGAACGTCAGCGGCGGGTTCGGGCGGGCGCCATACAGAGTTTCGACCTCGCCTTCCGGGGTATCGAAGTCGGTTGCGTCGATCTCGCGCGGGGCCGCTCCGGTATAGGAGGCGGTCGTGACGCCGGGGATGGTGACGAACGCAGCCGGCGAGCCGGTGCTGATCGCGACGGTGACATTGCCTTGGACCAGATCGGCCATGGGGTCTTCTCCTTCGGGTTCAGGCAGGGGTCAGGGCGCCGTTATGGCGTTGGACGCGCGAACCGCCTGCCACGGTCGCGGATGGGGATCAGGCTTCCTCGATCTCCAGCCGCAGGGTGACGCGGCGGCCGATCAGGGCGGGGTCTGTGGTGGGGGACTGGACGGGCCCGGTGACGCGGGCGATCTGGACCGTTCCGCCGGTCACCGTGAGCGCGGAGGGCTGATTGTGGAACAGGAACCGGACCCGCTCCATGACGGTGTCCAGCGCGAGGCTGGATCCGGTGTCGGGGGCATAGCCCCGAACGTCGCGGGTGATGTCCCGGGCGCGCTCGGTGAAGGTCTCGACGGGGCGGTCATCCATGGGGGCGGCGATGACCAGGCACGGCTTCGGACCGACGATGTAGCTGTCCGGCGCCCGGTCCGAGAAGATGGCCGGAACGGCGGCGTGGGTGTCCAGCAGGGCCAGCAACGTGGCGTCCCCGGTCAGGCGGGCGAAGATGGTGGCGGTGGAGTTCATCCCTTCGCTCCCACGATGAACGCCTGCCGCAGATCATCGGCATGGTCGGACCTGAGCCGTGACAGATAGGGACGGGCGGCCATGCGCTCCGTGCCGGTTTCCAGTGCGGAGGCATATTCGGTGTTGGCCACCACGCGGCCGATCAGGTCTCCACCTTCATTGCGGACCGTCTCGTCGGCCTGTGTCGCGGCTCTCAGCCGTCCGGTGTCAGGCGCTGGCGGCTCTCCCGGGGCCGATGCCCTGTGCTTGCCGTACAACTCGCCCGTGCCAGGCCGGGACAGCAGGTCCGCCTTGAGGATCGCCTCGCCCCTAAGAGCGGCTGTCTGGATGCCCTTCACGGCCTTGGCGTCGGCCATCCCTTGAAGTTTGGCGAGGTCGATGGTGACGGTGGCCATGTTAGACCGACCACGCAAAAGGGCGACCCCGAAGGACCGCCCCAAAGTGCCTTGCCTTGACTAGCCTCGCCCTACCTAGGCTCGCCTCGCCACACCAGGCCACGCCTTGCCTGCCATGTTTCGGTTCCGAGGAACCCGGCCTCGCGCCAAAGCGTCGAGCCGTCGAGCCCTGATGATGGCTGGAGACGGTCATGGGGTCAACGGCCTTGGCATTCATAGGTGGCGGCGGCCGGGTCTCGCGTCACGGAGACAACCTGCCAGTCCCGGCCCTCCGCCGTGATCGAGTGCCCGACGGCCGGGATCACGCCATCCTCGATCGACGCGGCCAGCAGGATCAATTTCCGGTCGCCGCCCGGAATCCCGAGCGATTGGCGGCGAAAGTCCGAGAAGTCCTCCACCAAGCACTTGCAGGCTTTCGACACGGGCGTTCCCGGTATCCAGCCGCCCTGCCCGTCGCTGGTCGGCGTGCTGGGAACCATCAGGATCCCGTCGCTGAACACCAGCGAGCCCAACGCGCCGTTCACGATGGCGGGAAGGCGGTCGAGGATGCCCATCAGGCGCGGACCAGCGAGATACCGCCGCCAGACTTCAGCAGCGGCCGGAGAAGGCCGTCGATGGCGGGATAGCTCTTGCGGGGGCTGGACCCCTGCTGGAAGGTCACCGAGACCGAGCCGGCCGAGACCGCGGCGATGCGCTGGTCTTCGTCCTCGACCAGATCGCCAGCCGCTGCCCGGAGCGCCAGCTCAGCGCAGGCCCGGACTACTTCGGCAGGGACCACGTCGGAGGCATAGTAGGCGAAATAGGAATCGCCCGGAAGGTCGCGGCGGGGAGCATCGTAGCGGGGCCAGTCGAGGGCTTGGGTGGTCGAGATCCGATAGCCGGACCAGCGGTCCCGGTAGGTCTGGCCCAGATAGTCCGTCGCCTTGCGCAGGGCCTGTTCGCGGACCGTGTCGCTGGCCAGAGCGGCCCATACGGCATTGCCCCGGGCGGCGTGATATTCGGTTGCGGCGGCCACGGAGATGAAGCTCTCGCTGTCGGCCAGACCCGAGCCGTCCTCCGTGACCAGCGCCATCGGTTAGGCCTCCGGCTCGGCGCCGGCCTCAGCGGCCAGTTCCAGAGCGGCGACGATGTCGTCCTTCTTGGTCGCATCGCCCAGATCGACCTTGCGGGCCTCGGCGAGGGCCTTCAGTTCCTTGACCGTCAGGTCGGCCAGCGGGCGCTCGTCGGCCTCGACATAGACCTCGTGGATCTTGGCGTCGAAGTCGGCCTCGTTGATCTCAACGAAGCCGCCGGGGGCCTTGTCGTCGGCGATGCGGACGACGGGGCAGGTGTCGGACATGATGTCCTCCGGATGTGATTTCAGGGAAGGGTGGCGGTGGGGCCGAGCACGAAGCCCGGCCCCGGTCTCACGCTACAGCGCCGGCCTAGCCGAGCAGGATGCCGCAATGCTCAGGCTTGACCAGTTTCACGCCCCAGGCCAGGCCAACCTCGTACTTGATGCGGCGGTACTGGCGGTAGAGCGCGACCTGGAAGGTCAGGCCCGACACCGGGTCGGTGACGTTCATCACGTCGTCGGCGTCATCGCCGCCTTCCGGCATGGCCGGGAGACGCGCGGCGAGGATCAGGGCGTTGCGCGAGTAGAAGAGGTTGCGCGTAGCCGCCGCGATGACGGTGATGGCCTTGGTGGCCGCCGACATGGCGACGCGCAGGCCCGGAGCGGCGATGGTGATCGTGCCGCCGCCGGACACATCGGCGTCACCCGACACGACGACGTACTTGTTGGTGTCGCCCGCGAAGGTGATCACGTCGCCGGCCACGATGGTCCCGGTGCCGGCCGAGGCCAGCGTCAGGGTGGTCGCGCCGACCGCGTAGCCGGCGTTGTCCGTGGTGGCCGAGGCGCCAGTGCCGGCGGTGCTGGTCGCGATGCCGGCCGAGTAGCCCATGCCGAAGCCCATCAGCTGGCGCATGTTGCGCTGGCGGAGCAGGGCGCCTTGGTCGCCGGCCTCGTTGACCTTGAAGAGCTCGCTGTGCTTGCCCTCCAGGTTGGCGCGGGCGGCCGAGCCGACGATCATGTGACGGCCCGACGCCGGGGCGCCGTTGTCGTCCAGGATCTTGTTGGCCTGGGCCAGGTCGGACAGATCGGCCGCGGTGCCGAACGGCGTGGTGCCGGCGGTGCCGTAGGCGCGCGAGGCGGCGATGTGCAGGCCCGCGATGTCGGTCTCGACTTCGTTCGCGAGGGCGCGGAACGCCTGCGAGAACTGATCGACCAGGATGGTGTTGATCACGCCGTCCTTGGTCACCGACAGTTGCTCTTCGCCGGTCCAGCGGATCGGGGCGGCCTTGGACTTCGTGATCGACAGATCGACGTAGCCCTGGGTCTGGTCGCCCGAGTCCGCGGGCGTGTTGCCGGCGGTGATGTTCTCGGTGGTGATGGCGGGGACAACCGGCGACCGGACGGTCTGGCCGACCGCGCCGCTTTCCGCCTTGGCGTCGCGCTGGATGTTCGGGATGAACCCGATCAGCTCACGCGAGACGACGTCGAGTCCCGCGTAGATGGTGGGCACGAGGCCCGTGAGGGTGTTGGCCATGGTGTTTCAGCCCTTTCAAGGCATGAGGGGAAGAAGGAGGGGGTCTGAGGTTCGGAGGGATCGGCTAACCTGCCGGGTAGGGAGCCATCCGGCTCAGGCGCCCTCCCGCATCCACGGAAGGGCCGAAATGGTCAGTCGACGATGGTCGCTTCCTGCGAGGCCTTCATCTGGTCGGCCGGGGGCAGGGCCGCGAACTCGGTGCGGGTCATGGTGCGCTTGCCGCCGGCGCCGCCGTTCGGGTTCGGAGCGCCGCCGCCGCCCTTCACGTCACCTTTGAGGATCTGGTCGCGGTAGGGATAGGCGTCGAACAGCATCTCCAGCGCCTCGTCAGGCTCAGCGATCTCGCCGGGGCGGGTCTTGGAGTAGAGCTTGTTGCCGGTCGCGTCGTAGCCGACGACCTTGCCGTCCTCGAGCTTGAAGTTCTGGCCGAAGCGCGCCTGCACCAGATCGGCCGGGATGGCGGCCTTCTCGGCGAGGAATTTGGACCGGGAGAAGGCGCCGCCGATCTTCTCGGAGCGCAGTTCGGTCTCCAGGGCGGTGCGGGACGCTTCGGCCGCGTCCAGCTTCTCCTGATAGGTCTTCGCGATCTCGGCCTTGACCTTCTCGACCTCGCCGGCGTCGATCAGCTTCTTCTGGTCCAGCGAGCCCAGCGTCTCGACGGCCTTCAGCGCGGCGGCCGGGTCGGTGATGCCCTCGAAGGCCTTGAGCGCGGTCTCGGCCTTCTCCTTGGCTTCCCGGTGACCCTTGGCCTCCCCGTTCAACCTCGTGATGGTGGCGACGGTGCCGGGCGCGTCGAACGCGATCTCGCGGCTGTCGTCGCCGATGTAGACGGGCTTGCCGTCCTGCACGACGGCATATTCGACGCCCTCGATGGTCTGGGTCTTGAGCTTCATGGTTCAGGCTTTCTCGGTCATCCGACCGTGGCTGTGGGCTATCTGGCCCGGACGCCCCGCCGATCCTGGCTGAGGGCACGAAAAAGCCGCCCCGGGATGGAGCGGCTGAACTGTTCGAACAGGTGCGGATCAGGCTTTGGCGGCGATCCATCCGGGCGAGGGCTCGCCAAGGAGCGTCGCAGTCCAGCCGCCCATGGACCGGACCTTGTGCTCGATCTCAGGAAGGGCGACGACGAATCCGGCCCGGTAGCGTTCCGGGTCGCCCCATGCTCCGGGGATGGCGATGTGGCCTGCCTCGGCATCGAGCGGAGCGCCGCAGAGGATGACCTTCCCGGCCTTCAGCTGCTTGATCGCGATCTGGGCGGCGAAGAGGGCCGAGGACGCATCCCAGCGCGGGGCAACCACTTCAATGGTCGGGCTTTCAGAGTGCGGCGCGGGGCCGAAGAGGCGAGGCTCGTTACCGCCGTTCCTAACCCGCTTCCGCATCCAGTTGGCAAGGAAGTCCGGGTGGAGCGAGGCGTATCCGTCAAGGTGACCAGGAAACCGAGAGCCCGCAACATTACAGGCAACGACGATATGCGGCCGGTCACCAACCAGTGCTCTAGCCGCTGCGTAATCCGCCCAGACGCTCCGGGCTCCGCCGAGACAGAGCGCGACGACTGAATGCGGCGCGGCGCGTCGCGCGATGTTTGTCATCATGATCTCCCGTAAGCCATGACCAGCTTCGGCCCGTCCAAATCCAGCTAACGGTTCCTGCGGCTACGCCGAACTGCTTGGCGACGGCTCTGGCGGACTGGCGTCCGCGCAGGGCGTAGATTTCCAGCACGTCCTCGTTGGTCAGTTTGGCGTGCGGGTGTCGCTCACCTTTCGGCGTGCGGCCGTGGCAGTCGCGGTCCGCAGCATTTTCGACGCCCGTGCCCCAATACAGGTGGCCGGGATGAACGCATCCGAGGTGGCCGTTCCCGCAGGTGTGCGCCGCCTCGTGTGACGCCGTTGGGGCGGGGCCGTTTACCTGTTCACAAACCCAGCGGTGCGCGAGCTGCTGCGGACCGTTGTCGTATATTGCGCCGTAGCCAGCGCCCGTCCGACCGAACGGCCACAGCAGACATTCGCCCCCTTGATGGGTCAGGTGGCGCCGCATCCATTCACGCGGCTCGCCCCTCGCCGCAGGAGAGGGTTTCCCTGCTGTTGGATCGCCATGCCTCCGCCAGCGGAGATAGTGAGCGTTGCACCAACCACGGCTGTTGAGAGCCTTCCTTCCGCAGTCAGTGATCGAACAATCCGGCGTGTCGGCGGTGACCTTCTTCCGCGTCATTGGGCGGGGTCCGGGAGCCGGGTCGCGTTGGCGAGGAAGTTGCGGAGGTAGGCCTGACCGAAGTAGGCGCGGTCTTCCTGCTTGATGCAGACGACGCCGCCTGGCTTGGTCTCGGTGACCACGAAGACGCGGCCCCTGGTCTCGGTATTGAACTGCCACCGGCTTCCGATGGGGGTCTGGCTCTTGGACATCTGCTTGCCTCGGTAACTGATATCCAATATGTATCAGATATCAGTTACAGCGCAATAGGAGATATCAGTTTGTCGGTTGAAGAGATATCAGGTATCGCCCCTCGCATGGGGCGGCCCAAGCTGAACTTCGACAAGATGCCCGGACGCTTCCCGGAAGGGACATTCGCACGGATGGATGCCGTTCGTGACGACGGCGAGACCCGGACGGCTTTCGTTCAGGATGCCGTGGAGCGTGAGATCAAGCGCCGGGAGCGCGCCAAGCCCTAGACGGTGACGTATTCTCCGCGGGCGAGGCAGACGGCGCAGACGCGGACCTTTTGGCCGCCGGTCGCCTTGCCGCCCCGGTATTCCATCCCCAGCCTGACCTCGATCATGGCGAGACCGGTGCAGCGGGGGCAGCGGATGATGTGAGACGGCGCTGTCTTGGCCCGCATACGCTTGCGGGGGCCGTCCGGCTCGGGCGTGCCGTCGATGACGCGGAAGGGGCTGCTCACCCCTGGACTATGCGGGAAGGACGCCGAAAGCGCCAGCATCCCGGCTGCGAAGCTGCTCCAGCGTCAGAACCCGGCCCTTGGAGTCGGTGAAACGGTCGACGGACAGGCCGCCCTCGCGGAACAGCTTGGCCCGCGTCGGCCCCAGAATGTCGTTCTGGACGCTGGTCGGCTGAGCCTTCAGCCACTCTCCGTAGTCGCGCACCGGAACCGGCTCCAGACCGGCGATCTCAGGGACCATCGTTGAGCGGCAGTTCACATGCCGGGGCGGATAGGGGAAGCGGTCCAGCGGGTAGGTCTTGCCGTTCAGTCCAGCGCAGGTGAGCGTGGTTCGGGCGTCCAGAACCGCGACGAAGGTGGCCCGCGCAACACCAAGGGCTTCGTAGGTGACCCGGCTCGACACCGCCGCCGTGTGCGTCATGGCCGTGCGGACCATGGCCTCGGCGCCGCGCCGGCTGATCTCCAGCACTCCGTCTCGATACTGGAGCGCCCGCGTGCCCCTGATGTCCCTGACCAGATCGGCGACAGACCGGCCCTCGATGAACCCCTGTCTCAGCGTCTCGCGAACCCGTTTCGCCGCTCCAGCCTCCGCTTCGGCCAGCCACCCGGCAAGGAAGCGTCCCTGAAACGGCCTGGCGTTCACCGCGGCGACAACCTGGGCCGTCGTCGGGACGTTGGTCGAGAGCGCAGCGCTGGCCGACTGCTGCCCGAACCGCACCATGCGAGCCGCGAAGTCTCGCTCTACCTCCGCCAGCCCCTCCAGATCGTCCACAAGGCGCGACCGCAGGACGGTCCAGCCATCGGCCTGAAGGGCCCGGACCTCTTCGAGCATCCGCTCAAGCTGAGCTGGGTCGCGGCCTTCGTTGTCGGCCCGGAGGATGCGCTCGACCAACTGCTGATCGGTGCGGTTGAGGGTCGCCAGCGCCTTACGGACAGTGGCTGTGCTGTAGCGGGAGAGGGCGATGCGGTGCGTTACCGCCTCGTCAAGGATGCGGTCGGCGGCGGTGGCCACAGCTACCAGTCCGCCTTCTTGAGCCGAATGCTGATCGTGGTGATCAGGAACGAATAGTCACAGGCCACGACGCGGCCCTCGTAGAGCCCGAAGTTGGCAGGCTTGATGTCCGTCAGGAAGGCGGGGATTTGCGCCGGAAGTTCGCTCTCCCGGAGCGGCTCGACGCGCTTCTGAAGCATCACAAGGCCGCAGGGCGAGATCGCGACAATCGGGGCCAGCCAGTTGGAGGCCGGCTTGTAGGGCTCATTCTCCGTCCAATTCCGATGCTCGGCCACGTTGGCGAAGGTGCGATGCTCCTCGTCTGTCTCGACCTTGACCACGAGCGTCTGGTCGATGCGGCATGCAAACACCTTGCGGTGACAGCCCTCGCCCAGCAGTTCGCCACACAGGAGGTTGAACGCTCCGAGGTGCGCCCCGAGATGCTCGGTCACGCCGCCGCTTCCTCTTCCGTCGGCGTCTCCGGGTCCGTCACCGTCCCCAGCGCCGGGCCTTGGGCTCCGATGCGCTCGGCTTCGTCCTCCGCGGTGACGTCCGGCGACAGCACGCCGCGGCGCTTCATCTCTTCGATCAGGGTCTCGTCGCTGATCTGCCCGGCCTGCGCCATGCCGACCAGCAGTTGGGCCGAGGCGTCCGACAGGGTTGCGGCGCCGAAGTCCTTGTAGAGCGAAACCTTCCCGCCCGACCCGAGGTTGGCGTAGTCGGCCATCATCTGGAGGGCCTGATCAAGGCTGTCCTCGAAGCCTTCCGTGATGCGCTGCAGGTCCGACTTGTTGGCTTCGGCGTCGTTGGCGCTCTCGGTGGCGCTGCGCTGGCCGGGCTTCTTGACCAGCAGTTCGGCGCCGGCCTGGATCATCTGGTCCTCAAGGGCCTCGAGCGACTTCTGGCCTGCGTCGATCGATGCGCCGCCGTGCTCGACCCACTTGATGTCGCCGCCGACCGGGATGTTGACGGCCGAGGACCCGCCGATGGTCAGGCTGGTGTTCTCGTTCGCCCCGATGATCGCGAGGATCGGCACCCGGGCGGTGTGCAGGATGGTGTCCTGATCGCTCTGGGACTGCCAGTGCTTGATGTTGAGGTGGCCGAGATCCAGCAGCGGCGACTGTCCGCGCATGAAGCCGAGGCGCCAGCCGTAGAGCGGAGCGAACGGGATGTAGGTCAGGCCGGTCAGGCCGCTATCGACCATCGTCCACTGGTCTTCACCGGCCGGGCCCTTGGTCTCGGCCTTTTCCCAGACCTCCCACGCTCCCGGGGTCAGGACGCGGACGCGGGCGACCGTCTTCTCGCCGTAAAGGCCGTCATCGACCGTCGCGTCCTCCGCGAGGCGAAGCTGCGTCAGGCGGCGGACCCCGTCGACCGAGGTCGTCCGCCATCCCAGGATTTGCCGGTGCATGACCCGGACGAAGTAGGGACGGACACCGGCAGCCTTCTGGTCGGCCTGGGTGACCACCCGTCCCGCGGTCAGAACCGGCTTCGGGGCCTCGACGAGGATGCCGGCCATCCCGTGTGGCAAGGCCTCGCCCAGCATCTCGGCGGCGAAGACGTGCAGGCTGACGCCCTCGCGGTCGATGTCCTGCGCCCAATCCTTGATCTGGGCCGGCACGTCGTCGCCGAGGGTCAGTTCCTTCGAGAACGGCTTTCCGACCATCACCGAGACAGTGCGGCGGAAGGCCGGGAACAGCGTCGCGGTCTCCTTGCGGGCCTTGTAGGCTTCCGGGCTCTCGTTCGGCCACTTCGGCAGATGCTTCTCGCCCGCGGCCCTCATGGCGGCTGTTCCGCCCATCAGGGGCTCAGAGACCGCCCACGCCGCCTCCATGGCGCCGACGCCAGCCGATCGCGCGTCCACCTTTGCGGTCATGCGATCTCCTAGATCCGAAGCGGCGAGACTGTGACGGGGCCGGGGTGGAGAGACAGGACATTGAACGCCCGCGAGGTGCTGTCGGCGTCATCGTCGTGGCTGGCGTCAGGAAAGCCCTCCAGCTCAGAGAACCAGCGCTCGTTCCATGTGCCCCGCAGCACGTCCACATTTCCCGCCTCGGCTTGGGCTGAGAACGGGCCGAAGCGCGTTTCCTTGTCGCCGGTCTCTGGCGTCGCCCGGGCCGTAAAGCCTGCGAGCATGTTGATCAGGGTCGAGACCTGAGCCTTACCGGCCTGTCCGGGGTCCTGCGGCAGGCTGATCTCAACGTCCTTGCCGTCCTGGCTTGCCGTGTTGCGGATCAACTTCTCGATCTCGTGGGGCGTGTTCCGGTCCGCCGCGTGGTGCAGGATGATGTAGCGCCCCGTCGACTTGGAGCGGCCAATCTTCGTGCCCGCCGTCCAGTCCGGATCGTTGTCTTCGGTCTTGGGTGTTCCGGCCAGGTCCCAGCCCCGCACGATGCGGAGGTCCGCCGGCGCCGCATCGACGACCTTGCACCACTCGCGCTTGAACAGCAGGCCGGCCGCCGCACGGATCTTCCAGTTTCCGCCAAGGAGACGTTCGCGCTCTACCTTCGGCAGGGCCATCAGGTTGGCGAGGTATCCGGGGTCCGCCTTCATCAGGGCGGCGTTGTCGGTCAGGCTCGCCGGGACGAAGGTCAGGCTCTTGGGCGGAATGCCCGGGAACCTCTGCTGCAGTTCCTCGGGACTGTCGGCCCAGACCAGAGCGTCGTTGATGCGGACGAACCAACGCAGCACGCCGCCGCGCTCGGGGATCGGCAGGCCCGTCTCAGGGTCGATCCACCACGAAATGAACTCCGCGACCCAACTATCAGCGTCCGGATTGCAAGTGGCCCGGATATAAGGCCGGACGCCGCACATAGAGCGGTTGCGGCTGACCATGTACCAGAACTGCTTCTGGCTGAAGTGGGTCAGTTCGTCGAAGCAGATCAGCGGAATCTGCGAGCCCTGCCAGTTCAGGACCGTCTTGTCGTGCTCGAGGTGCGCAAAGCTGACCGTGGCGCCGAGCGGGAAGTCCCACGCGAGGACATGCTCTTTCGGGTGGCCGCCGATGGATGGGTAGAGCTTCTCGCTCTCGTCCCACAGTCCGCCCTCGTTGCGGACCTGAACCGTCGTGCGGCGGAAGAATACCGCGCCAAAGCCGTTTACCGCCACATGGCGGAGCGGCTCCATCAGGAGGGCCCAGGTCTTTCCGCCTCCGGCTGCGCCGCCGTAGATCGCTATGTCAGCCGGCGAGGCGAGAAAGCGTTCCTGAGGTCCCGGCTGCGGCCCGATGACCGTGCGTTCAGCCTCTCCCATTGTCCGGGAGTTGATACATCACGACGGCCGGCGTCGCGGCGGGGAGGGGTGCGCCGTTCCTACCCGTCAGTTCGCGGCGGTTCGTGTAGGCGTCGCCCATCTCCTTGGCCGCCTGCTCAAACAGTTGAGCCGCCAGCGACAGGTTACCCATCGTCTCGGCCTTGTCCGCCATGCGCTGAAGCGCGCGGATTCTGACCGATCGATGCGAGATGCCGATGCGGCTCGTGTCCTCCAGGAACGCCTTCCGGGTTTCCTGGAACAGCGACTTCCACTTGTCCGACAGCTTCGCGCCCGCCCGCTTCGTCGGGTCGTACGCCTCGCAGCCCTGCGGCGAGATGATCAGGCCAAAGTCCTTCTTGACCGCAGCGGCCACGACAGACGGGGTGTCAAAGCACGCGATGGCCTGCACGACGTAGGTTCTGGCGTCGTCGGTCAGTTTCGGTTCGCCGCGGTCTGCCATCAAGCTACCTTCAAGTTCAGGCCGCTCTCAGCAGGCAAGTCCCGCAGGACTGCGCGATCTCGACTCTGGCGATCTCCGGCGGGCGGGATGCGGCGTCTATCAGTTCACGGATGCCGGCGGTGTCGGCGCCATAGCGACGGACCACTCCAACGAACTCTTCAACGTCGTGGCCGCGCATGGTGAAGGCGGGCTCACCGGTCTTGCGGAACTTCGGAGCGCCCCACTCGTCGCGTTCCTGGCCACAGTGGTAAAGCTCGTGCTCGACCAGTGCGCACCATTCATCGTCGCTGCATTGGCTGGCGTAGCTGGCGTCGAAGGTGAGGATGAAGTCCGGGATGACCCCGAACCATTCCTCGATCTGCTGCTTGGCCCGGCCGGCGCGCCACTTCCCCATGGCGACCGGGTCACCGAGTTCAGCCTGGCCGACGATGGTTCGTCCCGCCCGTCCGTTGGGGATGGTGGTCCAGAGCGCGCCGATCTGGGCGTGCTGCAGGTGAGCATGGTCCGGGTTCGGCAGCGGGCCATCATCGTCGATGAAGGTGGTCTCTGCCCAACTGACGATTTCAGGGGCGGCGACGAAGCGTCCGATCGCACCATAGCGACCGAACAGGCTTTCCGGCGGCATCGGCCTCATCACCGGCCTCCGGTTTGTTTCGCCCCGTCCGCGCCTCGGGTCGCTGCGCTTGGGCTTTGAATGATCGTCCACCGCGGGGACGGGGCGAGGGGTATCAGCGACCGGCCCGCTGGCGAGACCATGCATCCCGCCCTTGTGGCGTGGCCCGGAGACGGTCGCTGAACATGGAGCGGCGAGCCGGAATCGAACCGGCGTCGTCTGGTTGGAAGCCAGTGGCTCTACCGTTGAGCTACCGCCGCGAAACTGTTTGGGATCGTCTCCGCCTTCCTGATCCAGCCGTATTGCCGTGGCGCGGGCTTGGTTCGGGGGATGGAAACGAAACGGCCCAGCCGTTGAGGGCCGGGCCGTCATTGACGCGCGAAGCGCCAGTTGCCGTATGTACCCCTGATTTGCCCGGTCCAGTCAATAGGCCGTCATCCGTATTCCGGGCCTCGGAACCACGTTGGGGTCGGCGGCTCTACCGGCCTCGGCTCCCTCGGTGCGTCATCGTCGTTCGCGGCTCGCTTGATCTCGGCAATGGCCGTGGTGCGCGCCCAATGCAGGTTGTCCCCGAGGGACCGGACGCGGGCGGTCTGGGCTTCCTCACCCGTCTCGCCCGTCCGGGACTCTACCGTCTTGCGCCAGTGTGCGGCAAGGGCCTTCTCACCGTCCATCAGGTCCGCCAGCAGGCCGGAGTCCGGCGGGCAAAGGCGCTTCACCGTCTCGCGGACACGGCGTCCGGCGTCCAGCGCGTCCTTGGTCACCGCCTGACCCGGGGCTCCCTCGACCGAGGCGCGGATGAAGTCGGGACGGCGCTCATTGGCCGCCGCTCCAGCCAGAAGGTGAAGATCCGCCTCATGCGCCCGGAACGCCTCGAATGACCGCTGACTGAGCGCGGGGCGGCCGTTCGGCCAGTCCGGGCACTTCTTGCCCTTCTTGTTCCGCAGGATGGTGAACACGTCCCGGCGCCATGCCCCGGTGATCAGGCCCGTCTTCTTGTCGATGTTCACCTCACCGCCCTGGGCCTTCAGGCGCGCGGCCTCGGCACGACTGGCGCGGAGCTGGACGTTCACCAGCTTGGCTTCGTCATCGTTCGCCGCCTCGACATTGACCACCATGCGGGGCTTGCTGGCCTTGGCTCTCTTGGGACGGGGCATCAGGCGGCTTTCCTTTCGGCGAACAGGTCAGGTTGTTCTTCGTTCTCGGCTTCCACGGCACGGCGATCAGCGTTGATGGCCCATTGGTCGAGGACCGCAGCGAACTCGGGCTGGGTGAGCCGCCGGGCCTCAGCCTCGGAGCGATGGACCGAGGCGGTGTGGCGGTGGCTTTCAGGGGCGCGGGTCATGCGGCGCGGTCCCGGTCTGTGGAATCGTTGGCGGCGAGGCTCATTTCGGCGGCGATGATGGCGCGGCCGATGACTTCCGGGATAAGCGGGACGACGGCGTTGCCGAGGCCATGCAGGCGGTCCACCCGAGCGGGAACCCCATGAGCCACTCGACCCACGTCGGGTTCAGTTGACCACTGCCCTCCGACTGTCGCACTGCCTCCGGCAGACTGTCCGGCAGACGCCCGGCCGCACGCCTCGCCTTGGACATTGAAGTCATCTTGGACCCGTCCGTCGCGCGTGGGGTCGGGTAGGCCTTCACCCATGCCCCCAGGTCCGTGATCGCTCCATCCGGACCCCGGCCTTTCCGACGCAGGAACGCCTCGGGGCTGCTGTTCGTCGGGCTGGCGGTCGGGGTGGGAAACATGGCCACCCATCGGTTCAGCGTCACCGATTTGTTCGTCTCGAAGTTCAGCGTCTCCGACGATGTCGATTCCCGGACGATGTGATCCGAGGCTGTCGGCGTCGGGATTGAGTGCGTCGGCTTGATCGTCATTCCCAGCGAGAACGCCTTGCTCGGCAGCGGCGCGAGAAAGTCCCGCGGCGATCTCCCGCCGGAGCGCATCGCCAAAGCCTTGGTGTTCGATGCCTCCGGGGTAGGCAACAATCCAGAGCCGGTCCCGCCTGTGAGGGGCGCCAACGGCGGCAGCGGGTATGCAATCCCACCACGCATCATACCCGAGCGCGGCCAGGTCTCCGAGAACGTCTCCAAGTCCTCTACCAAGGAGCGCTGCGACGTTTTCCACGATGACGTAGTCGGGTCGAAACTCGCCAATGAGTCGTGCATATTCCCTCCAGAGCCCGGAGCGCTCACCGGCGAGGCCGGCGCCCTTCCCGGCGAAGCTGATGTCTTGGCAGGGGAAGCCCCCGCAGATGACGTGGACGCGGTGCGGAACGTCCGCCGCGCGCATGGTGCAGACGTCCTCAAACTGCTGAACGTCGGGCCAGTGGTGGCGCAGCAGGTGGCGGCATTTCGGACTGATCTCGCACTGGGCCACGACCGTCATGCCCGCGCGCTCTAGGCCGAGCTCGAAGCCGCCGATGCCAGCGAACAGGGACACGACGTTCATGCTGCGTCCTCTTCGGCAAACAGGGGCGGGGTGTCGTTGGCGGGCTCCCAGAGGAGCTTGTCTTCGGTCGGGTGCTTGTCGGTGCGCGGCCGCGATGGGCAGGACCAGCTGCGCCCCTTCACCTCGGCGACGACCCGCCAGCCTGCGGCCCTGAGACTGGCGCCGCCCTCGGACTTGAGTGTGTAGGTCCCGAGCCGGCGGAAACCGAGGGCCAGCGCGGCCCTGCTGGCCCGGCCGTAGAGGAAGCTGCAGGCGTTTCGGGTCCCGTCGGTGCATAGCCGGGTGACCTCTGCTGTCAGGCCATCCTGCCGGGCCCGCGCGACGGGTCGGCCGACCATCACCACCCCGCAGAGGCGGTCCCCGTCGAATGCCGCGATGCTGAAGAAGTGGCCAGTCGGAGGCGTGTGGTGCCGATGGTGCTCGGAGACGAAGGCCGCCGCCGCTTCGAACTCAATCCGCTGATGGCGAAGGCTCATGCCGCATCCCCTTCCGTGAACAGGTCCGGCTTCGCGTCATTGGCGCTCATCAGGGCGATGGTGACGTCCTTGGCCTTCGCCCAGGCTGAGAGCCTCCCGGTCAGGATGGCGACCACGGCGGGCTTCGAGGCCTCCAGCCGGCGGCCCGTGGGAACCCAGCGGCAGTAGTGGTCGACGTAGCTCCGGGCGAAGTCCTCGTCTGTGGCTTGGACGATGCTGGCCCGGACGGCGGGGGCGTTGAAGGTGGGGGCTGGCCCTGTGGCCGGCGCGGAGGCGGTCTCGGTGAAGCTGGCCCAGCGATCCTTCTCGATCAGTCGGTGGACGCCCTTGGCCTTGTCGCCGGCGTACGTGTCCGAGCGGTAGGCGGCCAGCAATCCGGCGAGGACAGCCTCCGGAGCGTGGCCGCGGCGCAGCGCAGCGTTGAGGGCGCTTTCGACGTCAGCGACACTGGACCGATGGCGAGCTATGACCGGGCATTGAGACCAGACCGCATCGACCTGGGCCTTCGTGACCTTCGGGCTCTTCGTCCCCCTCGGGGGGACTACAGGGGGTTCTTTTGGTTCTGGTTCTGGTTCTGGTTCTGGAAACGCGCGCGTGTGTGCTGGCAAAATCGTAGCATTGCTAGACGTGTTTCCCTTTGCGTTCAGTGCCTTCTGTGACCCGCCAGCCGAACCGGCTTTTTTCCGCGCCGATTTCTTCCGCGAAATGTTGTCGTACTCTTCCTTCAGGCGCTTCTGCACCAAGCGCCCGCGCTGGACCCTGAAGAACTCGTCAATGACCGGCCGGGCGACCCGTTCGAAGTCGTCGGCAGAGAGCCTGATCTTCCGGGCGATCCACGCCGGGTCGTTCGGGATCGAGCATCCCGGCGTGCGCCAGCAGAGCCGCAGGAGGCGGCTGTAGACCCCATCCTCTTCGATGGTCAGGTGGGCGGTCGCGGCTTCGAAGTCGTCAACGTAGAGGGGCAGGTAGGGGTGCGTCACTCGCCACCTCCGAAGCTGAAGGTGTAGCCGGACGCCTGCTCGTCACTGGACCGGGCCAGGTTCCCGAACTTGGTCGTCTCGTCATCGAACGACAGCCGGACGGTTCCGATCGGGCCGTGGCGCTGCTTTCCGATGATGACCTCGGCGACGTGGCGGGCCTGGGTCATGGCCTCGCACCACGTCAGGTGCGCGTCGGTCCCCGGCTTCGGCTCCGACCGGCCGAGATAGTAGGCCTCGCGATAGACGAACATGACGCAGTCGGCGTCCTGCTCGATGCTCCCCGACTCCCGGAGGTCCGACAGCATCGGCCGCTTGTCGTCGCGGCTCTCGACCTGCCGGGAAAGCTGCGACAGGGCGATGATCGGGATGCCGAGTTCCTTGGCCAGCGCCTTCAGGGCGCCGGTGATCTCGCTGACCTCTTGGGTCCGATTCCGCTGGCCCCGGCCGTCGCCGGTCGTGATGAGCTGCAGGTAGTCGATGATGACGAGGTCCAGCCCTTCGCGGCGGTGCTGGCGGCGGATGCGGGCGCAGAGCTTGGCGATGTGGATGCCGCCGGTCTCGTCGATGTGGAGCGGCGCGGCGCGGTATTCGTCGCGGGCCTCGCGGATCCGTTCGAAGTCGGCGCGGTCGATCAGGCCCTTGCGCATCTTGTCGGAGGAGACCCCGGCCGCGTCGGCGAGGATGCGCTGGGCCAGTTGCTCCTTGGACATCTCGAGCGAGGCGAAGAACACGCGCCCGCCGGCCATGGTCTGGCGGCCATGCGGGGCGTCCGGGTTGGCCTCGAAGCGGTAGCTCTTGGCGACGTTGAAGGCGATGTTCGTCGCCAGCGCCGTCTTGCCCATGGATGGCCTGCCCGCGACGATCAGGAGGTCCGACGGGTGCAGGCCGCCCAGCTTCTGGTCGAGGTCGACCAGATGCGTCGCCAGCCCGGTCAGCTGGCCATCCCGTTTGAACGCCGCCTCGATCTGCTCCATGGCGCCGTCCAGCGCGTCGGAGAAGGTGTGGATGGTCTTCGCCTGCTCCCCGCTCTCGGCGAGGGTGAACAGGGCGCTCTCGGCCTTGGCGACGTGGTCATGGGCCGACAGTTCCGGGTCAGATGCCTCGGCGGCGATCTCATGTCCGATGCGGATCAGGTCCCGGCGGATGGCGAGGTCATAGACCGACCGGGCGTAGTCCTTGACCCCGGACATGGGCGGGGCGCCGACCACCAGCTGGCCGAGGTACTTCTGACCGCCCCACTGGATGAAGCCGGGGTCACCCGCGAAGTCGTCAGCCAGGGTCGTCGGGTCAGCGATGCGCCCGGTCCCGCCGGCGCCCGAGATGGCGTCGAACAGGCGGCCATGGAACGGCTCGTAGAAGTGCGAGCCGCGCAGCTGGTCGCCGATGCGCTCCAAGGCGCCATTGTCGTAGAGCAGGATGCCCAGCAGGGCCATTTCGCTGTCGAGGTTGTGGGGCAGCGAGGCCGCTTCGTCGCGCGGGTCCATCACTCGGCCTCCGTCGTGAAAAGGGGACCGCAGCGGATTTCGTCGGCCCGGGCGTCGGACATGTCGGCCCAGCGCCGGAGTTCGGCGGCGCGCGTCGGGTAGCGTTTCTCACGCAGGTCCGCTTCCCGCCGCATGCGGGAGCCGTAGAAGGTCTCGAAGGCCAGCAGGTCGTCGCGGCTCATGCGGCCTCCGCGAACAGTTCGGATTGACGGGCGTCCTTGCGGTCGAGCATCCGCAGCACGGTCTCGCCTTGGTGCTTCCGGTCCCAGACGAACCACCCGTTGAGCATTGGCGGGGCACCTTGGCCGGTGAAGTCGATCTTCCAGCGCATCAGATAGACGCGCGCCGGAGGGTGTTTGGCCCAGAACGGCGCCAGACCGCCCGCGCCGGGGAAGCTCCAGTTCAGAAGGAGGGCCATGTATTCGATGTCCAGCGTGTCGAGGGCATGGGTCAGCCATCGGGCCTTGCCGTTGCCCCAGCCGCATTCCTGGAACGGAGGATTCTGGACGGTGGCCTTCGAGGGGGCGGCGGAGAAGTCGTAGAAGTCCCGGATCTCGGCGCCGCATCCACGGTCGATCAGGTCAGAGGCGTGAACCTTCAGGCCCACCGCCTCCATCTCGCGAACGAGAGCGCCATCTCCCGCGCTGCCGTCCCAAACGGATTCGAAGTCGCGCAACCGGCCGATCTCGGCGTGAAGAAGCGCGCGGATCGGCTCTGGCGGGGTCGGGTAGAAGTCATCCTTTTCCCGGTCGAGGGTGTCGACCTTCGTGTAGGAGCCGTCCAGCAGGCGGGTCGGGACAGGCTTGGACTGCTTTCCGGTCGCCCGGAACAGGCCGCGAGCGGAGGCCGTCACTGTCCCTCCCCCCGATCATTCGCAGCCTTCGGGGCGAACAGTTGCTGCGCCCTCGCGCTTGCAATGGCCCGGCTCAGTCCGACGATCGGCGTCTTGGAGAGCTTGCTGTAGAGGGAGCCGGTAGCCGCAGGGCCTTGGCTGGCGGTGTAGAGGGTGGCCAGATGGTTGATGGCCTCCTGCATATAGATGGCCCGGTCTTCTTCAGGCTGGCTCATCACGGCGCGCTGGTTTCAGCGCGGGCCATCTCGCGAACCTGGGCAGTCCTCGCCGTGGCGCTGGCCTTGCTGCGATTGCGGTCGACGACGCCGGCGAGATGGGTCTCGGAGCGGTTCATGCGGCGGCCCTCTTGCTGGAGCCGAGGAGGTTCCATGCGGCGAGGTCAGCGTTGGAGGCGGCATCGCGGCCGGCGAGGATTTCCACCGCCCGGTCGCGCCCGTATTGGCGTGCAAGCCGCTGTCCAGTGAAGGCGACGACGCATTTGGCGCACCGACACTGAGGCCAGCTCATCCCGTTGGTGCATCCCCACTCAAGCGAAGCGGCGGCGACGAAGATTCCGCGGTAGTTTCTGGGGTCGACGGTCACAGGGCGGCCCCGTCGAGGCCGGATGAACGGAAGTGGGTGAGCGTGACGGCGACCTCGCGCGAGACCCGCTCATGCACCGGCAGCAGGCTCTCGATCCGGCGCACGCCGTTCATGATCGTCGTGTGGTCATTCCGGTCCAGAACCCGCGCGATTCCCGGATAGCTCATGTGCGGGCAGAGGTTCCGGATTGCGTACATCGCGATCTGGCGTGGCCGGGCATACTGACGCTGTCGGCTGTGGTTTCTGAACTCGGCCATGGACAGGCCGTGACGGGCGGCGACAAAGCCGACGATCTCATGGGCGCTGACCCGGCTCATGCCGCGATCTCCTGCGGCGCCGGGTTGACGATGCCCTGAAGGAAATTCCGCATCGGCTCGTCGAGGCGGTAGCCTGTCCCCCAGACCGTGACGATGCTCCCGGGCCAGCACCCTTCGCGGGCCTTCTTCCGCACCTTGCAGACCACGACATCAACGATCTTGATGAACGGCCCGTCGCCGTCGTCGTGCTGGAAGACGAGGTCGTACATGACGCCCTTTTTGAGCGCGCCCGGTGCGTTGAGCAGCGCAGCGACGACCTCAGACTCCTTAACCGTCAGGCCTAGGGCAGTCTGTAGTTTCGCGGCTTCTGGCGCCTCGGAAAGATCGGCCAGGCGCTTGCGGAGGATCTGGACCTCTTCCAGCAGGAAGTCGTAGCTCGGGGTCATGGCCGCACCGCCTTGTTTCCAACGATGATGATTGATGTGCCCTCGGGCAGCGCCTCATCTGCCAGCAAGGGCAGGGCGCGGCCTTTGACGAAGACGCGGGGCTTGCCGTCGCGGGCGATGTAGCCGGACTGGACGGTGTGGGTCTGGAGGCTCATTGTTCGATCCCCAAGGCCACCTCGGCGCGCAATCTCGCGATCATGGCGGCGTTGAGGGCTGGCAGGGTTTCAGCCTGCTTCCTGGTATCGCCAGCCACTACAGCCCGGCGGTATGCGTCCTTTGCCTTGGCATAGTGAGCGAGGGCTTGAAGGGCTCGGCGGCGGCGGAGGGGCTTTAGGACGGCTTGCAGCATCACAGCCCCCTCGCCCAAGCCGAGAGGGTGCTTGTGGATACGCACCACTGACGGGCCGCCTCACACAACCCGAGCTTCTTGCGAGCCGCCAACGCTCCGGCGCGGTAGCTGGAGGTGTAAGCCGCCGCCTTCGCCTTCTCGGACCGGTTGTCGGTCATGCCGGAGCGGTAGAGGACGCCGAGGACGGTATTCCGCGACAGGTCCAGCCGGGCGGCAATATCGGTCGGCTCAACCCCTTGGCGGCGCAGGGCGCAGATGCGAGCGTTCCGTGCGCAGTTTTTCGGTTCGCGCATCACGACACCACCCGCAGGCTTGGCCGAACCTCAAGGGCGGCGTCATACTGGCGCTGGGCCCTCTCCAGCGAGACGCGGGCGCGATCGATGATGGCGGCGGCCTCCTTATCATCGACATGGCCGTCAGCGCGGGCGGCGTGTATGGTCGAGAGGGTGCAGGATTGCGCCGACGTGGCGTCAACCGCCGCCGTCAGGGCGTCTGACGCGCCATCACCGCCAGCCCGCCGCGCGAGGGCGCCGAACACAATCGACACCCCGACGACGCTCTCCAGCTTGGCCACCTGACCCCACGTCGGAAGGTCCGAACAGGCGGGGCTGACAAGCTGGCCGACGCGCTGGCGACTGACGCCAAGGAACGTCGCGGCGGCTTCCTGCGTGCCGACCGCCGACACTAACTGGTCAAACAGGGCTTTCAGTTCGGAGGGCTCAAAGGCTTGCATATCAGGGTTCCGGTGCAAGGTGACGGGGCGGGCGGGACGGGCGAAGATCAGGCTGTTGGAGAAGGGGCTTCCGGGTGATCGTCGTTCAGGGCGTGCAAATGTGGCTGGGCCTGTCTGCGGACGGGGATTGCGCCCCATGGTGTCCACTCCGTCCGGTCACCAACCTCTGTGGCCTGACGCTGGGCGGCGGCATTCACGAGCACCTGGAATGCGCCTCGTTCGGCTCCGAGCCCTCGCAACCGGTGCGCAGTCGGAATCACCTGACGCTGATCAGTGGAGCGGGCCATGCGCGATCTCGCTGAGGGAAAAGGGGGTGGCCCGGCTGGACGGGGGGGCATATCCAGCCGGACCCGCAGCGCACGGGAGGAGGGTCGGTGCGCGCTGCGTTTGGGGGAGGATGCTCACGCGGCCTCCGAGTTCGGGGCTGCGTCGTTGGCGGCGGGCGGCGAGCCAAGGCCTGCGGGCCAGCTCAGGTGCTCGCCGTGACCAGCAAGCCACTCGACCACGATCCATGCGTCTTCCGGGTGCCGGTGCCGCAGGTCTTGCCACTTGCCGTAGGCAAACGCCCGGCGCGCATCCTCGACGGACGGCGGAACGGTCGTCGTCTTGGATGCGCGCCGGAGCGCTGCCGCCATCGCCACAGAAAAGCGGCTGATGTCGGTCCAGCTACTGTCGCCCGGACGCTTTTGAGAGGGCACAGCGGAGGGGTCGAAGCGGCCCCCCGCGATATCAGCAATGAGCGAAGTGAGGCGAGGGCTGGCAGCGAACCATTCGCCGTGAAGGTGGTCGTCCCAGAACATGGCGTGGAAGCGCGCCTCAAGCGTCCGGGGGCCGGGAGTCGTGGCAGCCAACTCCAACTCGACGGGGGACCAACTCGCGAAGGTCTGGAGCCTTACGAGCGGACGCTGGGAGTGCCCGATCTTAACCGGCCCATCCGCTCCAACGGGGCGCAGGAAATAGACGTAGTTCTCCGGAGCGCTCATGCGGCCCGCTCCCGCGCCTCGGTGTCATTGGCGGCCCGCCGGGCAGAAGCGGCATGAGCCAGTTCCGCGAGCGTGGCGATTCCAGCGGCGTCGAGGTCGGCCCAGTACTCGCCGGGAATGGCTCCCCGCTGTTGCCAGCTGCGGACGGTGTGGATCGTCACGGCGAGCCCGGCGCGGTCGATGACCGCTTGGGCACCAGTGCTCTGAATGATGTCTTTGTGCGTCCTCATGATAGAATGATGCACGATGCATCACGGCCTGACAAGCGCCAAATGCATTACGGTGAGCGTTATGCGTTTTCCATGGACACGGCGGCTGAGCGACTCAAGGCGGCCCGGCTGAAAGCGGGGTATGAAACG